CACGGGTGTATACAGAACACAACAATATACTTATGATGGGATTCCATTAACTTTAGACCTTGAAGGAAATTCTGGTCAAGGAGCCTATGTTATGCCAGAAGGCGCTTACAATGGTTATTCTAGTTATGATGCATATTTAGCAAACACAGAATGAAAACAGATAAACAAGACAAATTTATAGATCACTACTGTAAAACAGGTAATGCCACTCAAAGTGCTATAGCATCAGGGTATTCCAAGGCTACCGCTAAACAGGCAGGTCATAGATTGCGGGGTCAATTCAGGCAGGAGATCGAGGAAAGAACCAAGAAAATGGTACAGGACATGGTTCCTATATCATTATCTGCAATTAAATCCCTTATAGAACAGGGCGACAGTGAGTCAGTTAGACTAGCCGCCGCAAAAGATATCCTTGATCGCTCTGGATTAAAGCCAGTAGATCGCGTAGAAACCACAAACATTGAACAAATGTCTGACGAGGAAATACAAAGGCGTATAGATGCCCTCACAAAACACTGAACTACTCCTACTTCTGGAAGCACAGAAACAAAGAGAGCGGTTTAATAAAATAAATTATTACGATCCGTATCCTTATCAGCAAGATTTTCACGCTACAGGGTTTAAGAATAACCAACGCTTATTGATGGCGGCTAACCGAATAGGTAAATCTTATTGTGGTGCGGCTGAAATGTCTTACCATCTTACAGGAATGTACCCTGATTGGTGGAATGGTAGAAAATTTGACAAGCCTATTACCGCTTGGGCAGGTGGTGTCTCTAACGAAACCACTAGAGACATTGTACAGGCAGAACTATTGGGTTCCCCCGATGACCCTGAAGCCTTTGGCTCTGGCGCGATTCCCAAAGAAAATATAATAAAAACGGAACGCAAACCCGGAGTACCAAACGCCAAGTCCGTAGCATTGATACGGCACACCTCTGGGGAGAACTCTTCTTTACACTTCAAAGCCTACGAGATGGGTGTAGACAAGTGGCAAGGACGCTCTGTTGACGTTGTATGGCTAGACGAGGAACCTAGTAGGGAACTCTACTCACAGGCTGTTACACGAACTCTGGATAGAAAGGGCATGGTTTACATGACCTTCACCCCAGAACAGGGCATGACAGAGACTGTAGCGGCTTTTATGAATAGCATTCAAAAAGGTCAAAGCCTTACTAATGCTACTTGGGATGATGCTAGTGAACAAGTTAAGTCATTGAAAGGTAAATCAGGACACCTTGATGACAATGTAATGCAACAGATTCTTAGTGCATACAGCCCACATGAAAGGGAAATGCGTAGGTTTGGTAGGCCGTCTATTGGTTCAGGTCTTATTTTTCCTATACCAGAAGAAGATTTAATGATTGATCCTATAGAGATAGAGGATCATTGGCCTAGAATAGCCGCTATAGATTTTGGTTGGGATCACCCTACCGCAGTAGTATGGTGCGCTATAGATCAGGAAGAAGATACTTTTTATATATATGATTGCTATAGAGCAAGTAAAGCAAGTCCTTCAGCGCATTCAGAAGTAATTACACAGCGACCATATTTTATTCCAATAGCCTATCCTCACGATGGAAATAGAAGAGATAGCATGGGAAATCCCGGTCTTGCAGAGCAGTACAGAAATCATGGATGTAACTTTAGAATGGAACACTTTACTAACCCTCCCGGTTTAGGCCAAAACAAAGGTTCTAATTCAGTAGAAGAAGGGCTTATGGCTATGCTACAAAGCATGGAAGCAGGTAAGTTTAAAGTTTTTAATACGCTACCACATTGGTTTGAAGAGTTTAGAATGTACCATAGAAAGGAAGGCAAGGTAGTAGCCATTCGCGATGACTTAATGTCAGCAACACGATACGCTTTCCAATCACAACGATACGCTGTTGCAGGGACTGACCCTGAGTGGAACAGTGATATAACCTATAGGAATTACGGAATTGTCTGATATAGAACAAGAATTAATGTCACGAATTCATCAAGAGATAAATGATTCTCTTGGGTACGATGGCGAAATTTCGTTACAGAGAGAGGAAGCAATTAAGTATTATTATGCTCTTCCTTTTGGTAATGAGGTAGATGGACGTAGTCAATACGTTGATTCTACGGTACAAGACACTATAGAGTGGATTAAACCTTCTTTAATGAGGGTGTTTGCATCTGGCGATGAAATGGTTAAGTTTACACCGCATGGCCCAGAAGATGTTGCTAACGCAGATCAGGCAACTGACTATGTTAATTATGTTTTTACTAAAGATAATCCCGGTTGGGAAATATTGTATTCATGGTTTCATGATGCACTTCTTCAAAAAAATGGTATTGTAAAAGTTTGGTGGGACGAATACCCAGAAGAAAAAAGAGAAGAATATAGAAATCTTGGAGACATGGAGTTTCAATATCTTATTTCTAATGATGAAGTAGAAGTATTAGAGCATACAGAATATGAACAAAATGGACTAATACATCATGATTTAGCAATCAAAAGGTCTAGTTATAACGGTAAAATAAAAATTGAAAACGTACCGCCTGATGAATTTTTAATATCTAGGGAAGCAAAAAGTATTCAAGACGCAAGGTTTGTTTGCCATAGAGTAAAAAAAACTGTATCAGAACTTAGACAAATGTATCCTGATGATGATTTTGATGTTGGTGAACTAGGCGCAGGATATAACGAAGAAGTTTACAATGCAGAACGTCAAGCCAGATATGAAATAGATGACTCATTTGCTTGGGGTGATGGCATGAATGAGTCTGGCGAAGAAGCCTTAAGAGAATACTGGCTTCATGAATCATTTATAAAAACAGACTATGATGATGATGGAATTGCAGAACTAAGAAAAGTTTGCAGTGTAGGTGACTATATATTTTCTAACGAAGAAATTGACAAAGTTCCTTTTGTTTCAATTACTCCTTTAAAAATACCTCATAAGTTTTTTGGTTTGTCTGTTGCTGATCTTGTCATGGATTTACAGTTAATTAAGTCTACGCTTATGCGTAACTTAATGGACAACGCATATAACCAAAACTTTGGTAGGTATGCTGTAATGGAAGGTCAAGCAAATCTTGATGACCTTTTGACACAACGTCCGGGCGGTATTGTTAGAGTTAAATCACCCAATGCAGTTATGCCCTTGGCTACTCCTCCCTTACAGCCAGAATCATTTCAGATGCTTGGTTATCTTGATGAAGTAAGAGAAGCAAGAACTGGTGTAAATAAAAATACACAAGGTATAAACCCAGATGCTCTTACAAGTCACACAACAGCAACAGCAGTAAATGCAGTAATGACTAATGCCCAAAGCAGGGTTGAGTTAATTGCTCGTCAGTTTGCAGAAACAGGCGTTAAAGAACTTATGTACTGTATTTACGAACTTTTAGTTAAGTACCAAGATAAAGAAAGAGTTGTTATGCTAAGAAACGAGTGGGTTCCTATTAGGCCAGATATGTGGTCAGATAAAATGGATTGTACTGTATCTGTCGCTCTTGGTAATGGATCAAAGAATGAGCAAATGCAACATCTTTCTCAGATGTTACAGTTTGCTTCAGAATCAATGCGTGGTGGATTACCTATTGTAACCGTAGACAATATGTACAACTTAGGAGCCGCTTTAATCAAAGCAATGGGCTATCAAAATGTTGATGATTATTTAACCAAACCACCTCCTCAACAACCAGAGAAACAAAATCCTGAAGCCCAGATGAAAGCGCAACAAGATCAAATGGAAATGCAAATTAAACAAAAAGAGTTAGAAATAAAAGCCGCTGATGTACAAGTTAAAATGGCTAAGATTCAACAAGACGCGCAAGAGGCGGCAGTTGATGCTCAGTTAAAAGCGGCAGAACTTGCTCTTGAAAGAGATCAAGAAAGATCAGTATTAATAGGATAGTACAATGATTAAATTCCTAGACAGAGAAGATTTAATGAGATGGTATTACAATACTCATTCACCTGAGCCACCGCAAGATGGGTCAAGTTTTTTGAATGACTATATTCCTCCTAATCCAAGTAACTACCCATCGAGCATGACATATCCTCCGATTACAGAATATGTTGATGAACGTGGTCTTATTCCAGATATTAGCAAACTCCCCGCAGGTGTTGTTCCTGATGCTGACCCGGGGCCATTTTACGGCATAGATGATCCTACTTATCTTGAAGAGACTGGAGGATTTGATATGAAAACAGCGGAAGGTTACGAAGCATATCTTGCAAGTTTACCACCAGTACCAGAAACGCCTCCATCAACTATAACTTATGACTCTTGGACAGGAGCGCCTATTGTAAAAGATGCAGATGGCGTTGGAGATGGTTCTAGTTTTGGATTAATAGATTCAGCATACATAGGATAGTAATGACAGAAAAACAACGAGAGGAACAAGCAAAACGCCTCCTCAATGATCCGATGTTTAACGAAGCATTTGAACAATTAGCAGAACATATACATACCACTTGGATACAAACAAGTGTAAAAGATGTCGAAACTCGTGAGCAATCATGGCTTTCTTTACGGCTCCTTGAGCGGATACGCTTACATCTAACCAGTATCGTAGAATCTGGAGAGTTAGCGAGGAAGATTAAGGACATCCACATATAGGAGAATTTGTAATGGCGGATACCATTGACCCGCAAGCAGTTGAACAAGGCAGTATAGCCGAAGCACAAAGTGCTTTCCTTGGACTTTTGGAGCCTGAAGAGGCCAAACCAGAAACTGAGGCAAGCGAACCTACCGAAAATGTTGATGAGTCCACTGAGGAAACTCAAGACGAACCATTGGAAGAGGATGCCTTGGAGGATGAATCTGAAGTTGAAGAAGAATCCGAAGAGGAACAGTTAGATGAAGATGAGGAAGGAGAGACTGAAGAAGTCTATTCCGTTAAAGTTGACGGAGAAGAGATTGAAGTTAGTCTTGACGAACTTGTTAATGGGTACTCCCGACAATCTGACTATACTCGTAAAACGCAAGAACTTGCAAGCCAAAGAGATCAAATGGCCCAAATGCAACAGCAGTGGGCTACTGAAATTTCACAAGCACAAGCGGAGCGTCAGCAATACATGGAAGCACTAGGACAATTTGTTCAGAATTCTATGGCAGGTCTAGAACAGTATGCAAATGTAAATTGGGAAAGTCTTAAAGAAGAAGACCCCATTGGATTTGTAACTAAGAAAGAAGAGTTTCGTGACGCTCAAGAACGTGTTAGGCAAGCGCAAGCGCAACAAGTAGTTGAGCAACAAAAACAACAAGAAGAATTTGCTAAAGTCAAACAGATGGCCCTTCAGGAAGAACACAAGCGTTTAGTAGAAGCGGTGCCTGAATGGAATGATCCAGATAAGCGTGGCGAAATGGCAAAGGAACTTTCTTCTTACGCTCTAAATCAGGGATTCAAGAAAGAAGAACTCGAAGAGTTAATAGACCATAGATCGTTAATTGTACTAATGAAGGCGGCTAAGTATGACGCTCTTCAAAAGTCTGACGTTAAAGCCAAAAAGATTAAGAATAAACCTAAAGTTATTAGGGCAGGTAAAGGCACCAATAAAAAAGCCGATACCGCTAAATCCAAACGTATTGCCTCAATGAAGCGTCTTAAAGAGAGTGGTCATGTAAATGACTCTGTATCTCTCTTTGAGGATTTTGTAGACATTTAACAAAGGAGGTATACTGTTATGACAGTCCCTACGAATACCCGATTGACCTTTGGTGGCGTACAGGTACGCGAAGACCTTAGTGATATCATTTATAACATTAGTCCTATGGACACGCCCTTTATGTCTGGCGCAGGTAAAGGCTCTTGCTCAAATACTCTGTTCGAGTGGCAGAAAGATGAGTTGGCCGCCGCCGCCGCTAACCAGAAACTAGAAGGTGATGATCCTGCATCGTTGGCTGTTGTCGAGCCTGTTAAGTTGACCAACTATACTCAGATTTCTGAGAAGGCTGTTCAGACTTCAGGT